AAGTTGGTCTGCTGGTGCGTTTCCGGCGGCAACGGGTTCAAAGTCCGGCACAATGACAGTCAGCCACGGGTCAGACGGCAAGAAAACGATTTCGTTCTATATTGAAGGTTATGCTTATCAATATAGCACGAAGTCCAATTCGGGTTCTTTGACGCTGACGAACATTGACCGAACCGCGCCGACAGTCACACAGGCAGACATTTCCAGCATTGACGTGACAAGCTTTACGATCAGCGCGACTTCCAACGTCAACTGCGACAGTTGGGACTATTCCCTGAATAACGGGTCGTCTTGGACGAACTTCTCCACGACAAACGGAACAAGCGCCAGCACTTCCGTGACAGGGCTTTCAATGAATACGGACTATACAGTCCTGATCCGCGCAAGAAAGACCCTGAACCAAGTATACGGCACGTCCGGCGCGAAAACGGCAAAGACGCTTGGTTCGTCCGTGATCAGTTCCGCCAGTGACGTAACGCTTGGCAATGCGTGTTCAGTGACTTGGACACCACTTGACGCTGATTTTACATACAAGCTGACATTTGCGCTTGGTTCTTGGACATACACGACAGGCTTCATCAGTCCAAACCAGTTGACGGCTTACACATATACGGGCTACACGATCCCATTGACAGTTGCGAACCAGTTGCCGAATGCGACAACGGGCGCAATGACTGTCACCCTTACGACATATAACAACGGCGAGGCAATCGGCACGCCTTCCGTGACGACATTTACAGTCACAGTTCCGTCAAGCGTCGTGCCAACGATCACGTCTGTCACGATCGAGGAAGGCACGCACAGCGGATATAACGTATTCGTGAAATCGCTTTCCACAGTGAAGGCAACTGTGGTCGCTTCCGGCAATTATAGCGCCACGATCACAGGCATAATGGTTAAGGTCGGCGACATTTCATATCAGGCTTCGCTTTACACAGGCATTGCCACGTCAGAAATCTTGCAGACATACGGCGCGCTGACAGTCCTGACGACAGTCACGGACAGCCGCGGTCGCACTTCGACCAATTCGCAGACGATCACAGTCTATGATTACTGGCGACCGACAGCCGCGCTTGACATTGCGGTCAATGACACGACAGTCGCAACGACAGTCGCCGGATCGATCGCGCCAGTGAATAACCTGAACGCGAAGTCGCTTGTGATCACACGCAAGCGTATCAGTGACGACACGACCACGACATACACAGTCAGTCCGCTTACGTCTTACGATTATTCGGTGACGTGGACGCAGACAGTCGCAGACATTGGGACGGAGTCGTATGAATACACGGCGGCAGTGACTGACACAATACAGACAGTTACAGTCAAACGGCTGACGGCAATTATCTGCATATCACGCTTACGCGGCGGCACGGGTGTTACGCTATTCCAAGAAGCAACACAGGCTGGCTTCTGGGTGCGGAACGTCCAGCACGACATTACTGCGGCGGACTATGCGGCGCTTGCGGCGGAGATCGCCAAAACGTATGACAATACGGCGACATATGCGGTCGGCGAATGGACGGAAAACAACGGCGACGTTTACCAGTGCAACACAGCCATTACAACGGCGGAGAACTGGACGGCGGCGCATTGGACGGCAATCGCCAGCGCTGATATGAAGGTCGCCTATATCTTTTTAAACATAGCGAAAAACGTATAAGGAGGAAAAAATGAGCGACAAGACTTATGACATCATCAATAAGGCGCAACGCTGGCTTGTGGCACTTGGCGTGTTCTATCTTGCGATCGCTGAAATCTGGCACTTGCCTTTTGCCAACGAGATCAATAACACGATCGTTGCGATTGGGACGTTGCTTGCCACGATCCTTGAAGTGGCGACTACCAAGTGGCAGAAAGACCACGCCGTAAGCATATTGGACTTGAATGAGATTACAAAAGAGGACAAGTAAATGGACACAGCAATTATTGTAAGCATTATTTCAGGAATATTCACGCTTGCCGGAACGATCATCAGCGTCGTGGTCGGTTTTTCCAAGGCTTCACAGAAAGCCGCCATTCAGCAAGCGGTCACAGATACAAAGCTGGAAGAATTAACGCGTGAAGTGCGCCGTCACAACGACTTCGCCACACGCCTTCCAGTGCTTGAGGAACAGATCAAGGTCGCAAACCACAGGATCGCAGACCTTGAAGCGAAAAAGGAGGAATAAATGGCAGTTATGACTTCACAGGAGTTCGTGCAGAAACTCCAGAACATAGTAAACAGACCGAACTATTATTATAACGTCTTCCCGTATAATTTGGGATATTATAACGGGTATGCGATCTCATTCGACTGCTGGAACTTGGTCAAGGCGCTTATCAACGAGCCGTCTATTGACCAGAACTACACAGTCGGTCACTACGCGCCGCCAGTCGGCAATATGGGCGACTGGGACGGCTGGACAATACTTCAGCACTGTTCAGACATTTCAACCGATTTCACGCGCATTTTCGTCGGTGAATACCTTTATATGGCTGGACACGCTGGCGTATACATTGGCAACGGGTTAGTCGTGGAATGCACTTGTGACTGGGAAGGCGGCGTGCTGATTTCAAGAATCACGTCGTCCGGCGCACGCTACCGAAACGGCGTATATGGGCGTTCGTGGACGTACCACGGCAAGCTGACGGAATGGATTGACTATAATATCAAGCCGTCAGGAAAAATCGCCGTGGACGGCGAATGGGGGTGTGATACAACGCGTCTGTGCCAGAAGGTAATGAAAGCAGAATATCCTGAACTTGACGTGGACGGGATCATTTCGTCACAGGAGCGTTCGAAGTACCTTATCGCGGTTGACCCGTCTTCGTGGGAGTTCGTTTCTTACCCACTTGGTTCTCCAACGATCAAGGCGATCCAGAACCGCCTGAACCAGTTGGGCTATAATGCCGGAACGGAAGACGGGCTGGCTGGTGAAAAGACAGTGAAAGCCTTGCAGAATTTCCTTCTTGACCGAGGTTATGACGTTGGCGCAGACGGCGCGGACGGGTATCTTGGAAGCAATACAGTCAAGGCATACCAGACCTTCTTAAATACGTTTATCAGTTGATATTCACACGGGCGGCTTGCTCTTTTATCCATTGGTTCTGCCTCCTCACAACAGTGTTTTCTCACAAGTCGTCCGTTGAATATATTTCTCCTTTCAGGGCGGTTGGTTTAACCCTTTTCCAGCCGCCCCTTTTTGTATTTGTACGGCAAAAAAACAATCTTTGAAATTTTTTCTCACAGTTTTCTCACATTCACAACCGATAAAGCCTATAAATATAGGATTGTTCACTTCACTCGTAATGAAGGGGTCGCCAGTTCGAATCTGGCTTGTGGCTGGCCTTGTAAAATGGCGAAAAACCTTGATTTTATAGGATTTTTCGCCTTTTCTATTGTCAAAATGTCTTTCAAATTTTAGCAACTTTTTAGGTGTTTTTTGTTGTTTTTATCTCACAAATTTCTCACAATTTTTTCAGTTTCTCACAGATTTCTCACAGATAGAGTTGATCATAGCGTTCTTTCGACTGGTCAAGGTGGCTGTATGTCTTCAGGAAGATAAGTTCAGAATGACCAAGCAATTTGGCGGCGGCTTTTGTGCTGATCACGCCTTTTTGACAAAGATAGTACCACGAAGTCGCACGATAATGCCGCAGATCGTAAAAAGTGCGGTTTGAATCGCCAAACACACGCTGTTGAAGTCGTTTATAGGCGGACTTGGTGTAAAGGTTGCCGTCTGCCTTGGTGAACAGATAGCCGTCCGGCAGTTTCTTCACGCGTTTTACCATATCGTCAGGAAGCGGAATGTCACGGCTGACTTCCGTCTTCGTTCCCTTGATTCTGCTCTGGTTGTCGTTCGTGAGTTCCAGTGCCTTCGTGATATGCAAGGTCTTGTTTTTAAAATCGAAGTCCTTCTTTTCCAGCGCGAGTGCTTCCGCCGGACGTAAGCCAAACGTCAGCAGAATGTCCACAAACAAGCGGTCATTGTCATTCAGTTCCTTTTGTTTTAACGCGTCTATTTCGCCGTCTGTCATCAGTTCCCGTTGTGGTGGTATAAGTTTAGGGCGTTCCAAGCCGAGTGCCGGATTAACGCGAATTATGCCGTCATTCTGCGCCATTTGGAATATCTGGCGCAGTACGTCGCAGACTCCTTTGGCGGCGTGCGGTTTATTCCACGATTCATTGACGATAAGCTGAAGTTGTGAGTGTGTGATCTTGCGGACTGGGTAATAATTCAAGGAGGCGCATTTCTTCAGGTGCGTCCGTGCCGCGTCCTGTGTTTGTTTGGACTTGGTGGACTTGGAAACCTGAAACCACTTTTCCGCATACTTGCCAAACGTCACGTCCGTCATATTTGGGGTCATTTCTGCCTTGTACTCTTCTATTTTTTTCTTCAGTTCGGCTTTTGTATCAGCGTGAAACCATTTCCTTATCTGTTTTCCGTTCTGATCATAACCGAGATAGACTTGCTTGTTGTACTTCATTTTTCGTTCTCTTTCAAATAACGGGCATATGACAATAAGTGCTTCAACTGGTCTTCATTCATAGAAGCGATCTCTTTCTGCAAAGGCGTGTTTTCCACGACGATAAAGTTCAAGTCGTCAACTCCCATTAACCATTCCGGCGCAACGTCAAGAACCTTCGCCAGCTTGTACGCTTGGAAATTGTCAGGGATCGTTTTGCCGTTGACGTAGTGGCTGATTGACGATTTTGTCACGCCGCTTCTATTTGCCAGTTCCTGTTGTGTAAAGCCTTTTTCACGCATTACTTCACGCAGTCTTCTTGCAGTTTCTTCGTTTTTCATACCCTTTTCCTCCTTGGGTTTTTGATAATAACAAATAAGGTTGAAGTTTTCAACTATAAAGTGTTGACAAATTAAAGTTGAAGGGTTAAACTACCCTTGAAAGTTGAAGGCTTCAACTTTAGGAAGGAGAAAAAATGGTTTACACAGTATGGTACAGAGAACATTCGGCTGGCGAAGTCAAGAGCATTGACGTGATCGCTAAAAGCAAATTTGAAGCGTGGGATAAGGCAGTTTATGAGGAACTGGATACAATGCCATATGTCGCTTGGGTCGTTAGCGTTACTTATCAGAACGGAAACTATAAGCAGTTTGCAAACGCTTGTGAAAGCAAGCCGTATTAAGGAAGGAGAAAGCAATGGAAAAAGGGAAAAAGGTCTTAATTGGAACAGTTACTCTTGATCACGATATTGAAATGGATAACCGCGCGTTCACATACGCGGCAAGTTTTGAGGTCTTAAAGGTTGAAAAGGGCGAGTACCCTATTTACGCATACGTCGGCGACCTTAACCGCCACAGCGGAACGACGGAACTTGGCTGGCGGAACTATATCGGCTTTGAAGGCACAGTCGTTGCCGGAAACGTCGGCAATGAGGTCGGCGCGCATTCCCATTATCATATGCACGTCTACAACTACGAACTTGCGCGTCATTTCCTTGAAATGCGCGAGAGCAAGGGGCTTTGCCAGTTTACCTACAACCTCCGTCCAGAATGGGGGATTGCTATTTACGACTTTGTTTCCAAGTTCGACAATAGGCGCATTTTTACCAAAGGTGTTGTCTTGAAGGACGAGGAAAACATAACTTATATGTAAGACTGGTTTGGCGGCGTTAAGTGTTTCCGGCGAGATCACACGCCGCCGCAATTCAAATGGAAGGAGGTAGCACGAATGTCATTCACTTATGCAAAACTGCGTGGTCGAATCATTGAGAAGTTCGGCTCACAGGGCGCTTTCGCGGAAGCGTTAGGCGTACACCAGAACACAGTCTGCCGGAAGTTGAACGGCAAGAACGCGTTCACGCGTGAAGATATGCTGATTTGGGCGCATTTGCTGGGCATTGATCAGGCAGACATTGGCAACTATTTTTTTGAGTAAAAAGTTGAAGGCTTCAACTTGAAAGGAGGCAGATTGGAACTTTTGACACTGAAGGAACTGAAGGCGCGGAACTATCCGGCGGACTGGATAAACGAGATCGCGCACAGTTCTGACTTCGAAGAGGCTGGCGGAATACGGCGACCAGTACCGAAGTCAAAAATTTATTTCAACGTAGACAAATTAGACCGCTATTTGGCGAACCACACAAGGAGGTAATTATGAGCGCAAAGAAAACCACGAAACCATTAACCCAGAAGGAGCAAGTCCTGAACCATATGAAGAAGTTCGGCTCTATCAGCACTTGGGACGCTTTTGCAAACTACCGAATCACACGGCTCTCCGCACGGATCGCAGACCTTGAAGCGGACGGCTACCAGATCAAGCACACCACGGAAACTTGCAAGCTGTTAAGCGGACGCACGACCACGATCACGCGCTATTCGCTGAAAAGGGGGAAGAAATGAGCGCCAGCAAGTGGCGGTGGACGGAAGACTGTGACCACGGCATTTGCGTCGGCGACTGCGACAAGTGCGACAAGGCTGTTTTTGAGGAAGGAGAAGACAATGACGAAATTGAGAAACGTAATGACGGGGATCGCTTTCATTTTGTTAGTGATTTTCGCAAGCGGCTTGGACGATCCAAGACCGATTAACTGGATTGGAATAGCAGTTTGCGTCCTGTGGCTGGGCGTGACTGGGATAAGGAGGCTTTATGGACAAGGTTCAAAAAAATAAGACGGCAGACACTGGGAAGTATTCGTACCAGTACGTCGATATAGCACAGATTCACGATTATTTGGAAAAGATCGGTGC